CAAAAGTACTGGTTGCAACACTATCGCTGGTTCTCCAACGATATCTTACATCATTGAAATCCCAAACAAACTTGTTAGAAATCCGCTTCACATAAAATCTAGTACCACTTGTATTATATCCAGTTACAGTCATTGCACCTGCACCAGTAGCTGCCGCGGCATTTGCAGCATCTGCTCCTGCTGTCAGAGTTGCTACAGTTATACTTGCATTCGAATGTGTATGACTACCAACTGCACCTATTGCATTAGCTACCATAAACTGTTTAGCACCTTTTTGAGCAATAATATATGCATTTGAATGTAATACACCTGCAGCAGTATTAAATTGAACTTTAACAGTTTTAACACCTTGTGTAGTAATCCACTGCGGAATACCTCCCGTACCACCAATTGAACTAATTGTTGTACTTACTTCTTGGTCAACTAGTGTACCATCACTTCTTTCATGACTAATTTTTAAACCACGTGCCATTTTGTTTCTCCTTAAAATTGGCGTTCTAGGCCTACGCGGTTGGCGCCGCATAAGTTCTTATGAACAGTAATATTTATTGTGCCCAACAAAAAAGGGCCTTGCGGCCCTTTAATGTTTCCCATCCCGAGTGGAAATAAATTACTGGAACGATAGATTCGAAACAGCAATCTCGCCTAGATAGTCAGCAGCGTTACCAAACGATGACGCTGTGTTTGTTAACTCGATATAACCATAACGAGTCATGAAACCAACTACTGGCTCAAATGTGCTTGGATCTAGAACAACACCAGAACTCATTAGAGGAATATATGGGCAGTAGAACGCGGCTGCATCAGCCTCGCTTGAACCTTTATAACCAACTAAAACAGCCTGGCTGTCGCTTGCATAGCTGTCAACATAGATACGCATTGCACCATTTAATGTACCAACAAACTTGGTGTTGGTTGGTGCTTCAAATGTACCTTCAGTTGTACGAGCAAATGCTGAAGTTGTTGCGCTCTGTAGTACAGTTAGAGCTGCTGGACTTACAACTGCCCAGTTACCAGCACCACGACGTGTACGTGAAGCGATTAGGTTTGCTGTACGGTTAATTAGAACAGCTAGAGCAGCGTGTTCGTCACCAACAAATGTAGCAGTACCACTTACAGCAGCTTGGTCAAATGTGAACTCAGTTGCTGCTAGGCTACGTAGCGAACCTAGAATTTCTTGGTCAATCTCAACAGTGATCTCTTGTGCAAGAGCTGCCATGATTTCTGCCTCGATGTCCAAACCGTGCATAGCTTGTGCATCTTGAGCAGCTTCAAAGGTCCAGCGAGCACTTAACTTACGTGTCTTCGCTTCAACAACTTGCTTTAAGATTTGTACGTTGATTCTGTTACCAGTTACACCTTCAAGTGTGCTTGTTGAAGCTGCTTTACCAGTAGTGGCGGTACCACCATTGGTTAAACCAGAATAAGCAACAGCAATCTTGAATGGACTTAGTGCCTCGTCACCAGCAGTTGTACCAGTAGCGTAGATACTTGCGCTATCAGTAGTTGTGTCTGCATAACGAACACGTAGTGTGTGGATCTGTGCTACAGGTCCAGTCATTGGTTGAACACCAACGATTTCATTAGCAATAACTGTTGGCATAACACGACGAATCACAGGTAGGATTACGCGGTTAAGTGTTGCAACGTTTGAAGCAGCGGTGGCACCTGCAGTTGCAGTTTCCATCAAGTGCTTACGGGTGTTTTCAAGAACTACACCCATCATGGTTCGCTTGGAACCGTTTAAGCCTTCTAACAGAGCGTCTTTAGTTTCGCCCCAACGGCTTTCTAGTAATGCTTGTGTCATTTTTTTCCTTTTCTCCTATTTAGGGTTTACTTTAGCCCTGCTAAACGCTTAATTTCAAAAACGTTATTTGCGTTTTCTTCAATTGCAGGCGTAGCAGCTTTATCACCAGTTACTTCTACACGGCTCTCAGCAAGCATGGCTTTAGGCTGCGCTGCTGGTTTAGCTGTGTTGTTTAAAACAGCTGGTAGATACTTTTCGTATGCACTCTGCAACTTAGCAGTTTGCACACTTTCAAGAAGTTCGCTCATTACTGTAGCTTTCTCCTTGTTTAAAGGTTTTAACAGATTCGCTAAGATATCTTTACGTTCTGCTGACTCTTTAATAACTCTTATCTCTTTGTCTTTTGATTCAACAATCATTGCAGCTTGTTCAGCAATTTGTTTAGCTTCCGCTAATGCTTGCTCTTTGGCAGCAACAACAGCCTGTAGCTTACGGATTTCTTTGTTCTCATTTAAATGAGTTACAGCAAATTCACTTGCAAAGGCTTCAAAGATTTGACGACCAAACATGTTCTCACGAGCATGTTGAATATCTTCTTTGAGTTGAGTCATTTCTGACTCTAGTTTTTTGGTAATTGATTCTTTTACTAGTTCAGCTGAACGAGCTACGAAATTCTTTTGTAATTCAGCAAGCTTTTCTTTAGCACCAGCAACAAGACGAACTTTTGTCTCGACCACTGCCTGTTTATCTTGCCCAAACTCTTGAATTTCTTCTGCTAGAGATTTAATAACAAACTTTTCTAAACCGCCAATGCTATTTTCATATTGTTTGCGATCTTCGCGAAGTTCTTTAATTTCATCAGCTAATTTGCTGATCATGAAATTATTGAACTTTGCTGCGCTTTCGTTCATGTGAGTTTTAAATTTCACACGATCTTCAGCAAGTTGTGCTTTCTCTGTAGCAAACTCTTCCAGTTCACTTTGTAGACTTTCAGTTACCATTTTATCTAGAGCTTCAACCATCACTTGTTTATCATGTTGATAGCGTTGTGCGAATTCTTCACGAAGTTCAGATCTAACTTGTTCACGTGCCTCGAGAAGTTTTGCTTCCCAAGCTTCTGTGATAGCTTGCTGAGTATCTTCGTTAATAATTCCACTATCTAACAATGGTTTCAATGCATCTAGTGTCATTACGACTTCTCCTATTTTAACTTAAGGTCATTGATAAGGCGTGTTATGCCTTCTTTCAGGTACTTCTGTACTCTTTGATCTTGTGTGGCATCACGAGCCACTTCTAACACTCGGTGTCCATGACGCATATTCATTAAGCCCTCATAGATTGCTTTAGGATATGCATGCGGAGCCGAAGGCTGTGCTACAATGTCAACAGTAATAATATCAAAACCGCTAACATGTCCCGAACTTTCATTTACTTCACCGCTTCCACGTGAACTAACACCCAACTTAACACCAGAAGTAATCATTGCCTCAACAAGTTTACCCATTGGAGTCGGTAGAATTTTTAGCTTTCCGTGTCCGCAAGGACCGTCCATCCACATTTGCTGAATCATATGTGACACACGATCCAAATTAATTTTTAAGTCATCAGGGTGATCAACTTCACCAAGAACACTGTGTCCGCCCTTGATTTGTTCATTAATCTGATTTACGGCTTTTTCGATTTCGTGAATGGGATAAACACGTTGGTTGGCATTTTTCACGCCTCCCTCGATGAATATCCCTTTCATATACAGATTTTTACCTTCGCCGGTTGTAGAATCTTCGGTTAAGACTTCTATCTGAGCCCGGTCGAAAGTAAGATCTTCTTTTAGGTACAAAGCCATATTATTGCCCTAATTAATTACCACCTGGTTCAATACTCTTCTTCTGGACAGGTACTGAGCCATCGGTTGTTTGCCCTTCACCTGATTTGGCACTAGCTTTATTACTGTACCAATTCTGGGCGCCTTTGTTACCACCAGGTTTATTAACATTGCGTTTAGCAACATCAATTTCTTGTGCATTTTTTACTAACTTGCCATCTACTTTACCACTTGGACGCTGTCCATCTGGTGCATTTTCGCTGCCACCTTTTGCAATATTGGCTGAACTACCGCCCATATCATTCTTACCTGCTAGTGGGTTCTTGGTGTTACCAGCTGGCTTATCGCCACCTGCACCGGTTCCTACTGGGGTAAATTCAGTGTTGCTAGGTGCTGAAATTTTTTCTACGTATTCACGCATTAAATCAACAGCAGTTTTTGGCATAGCACGACGTTGCACAGATTCTGTTACTTCTTCGTCTTCTTCAACTTCTTCAGCTTCTGTTACTTCTTCGTCTTCTTCAACTTCTTCTGCTTCTGCCATTGGCATTTCATCGTCATCACTCATGTCCATGTCCATGTCGTCCATTCCGCCCATGTCATCATGATGGCCTTCGCCGCCTTCGTCACCCATTAAAGCTTCAAATTCGGCTTTAAGTGCTTCTAATTCAGCTTCCAGATCCATAACCTTAGATTCTAGATCTTCTTCGCCGTCGTCGCCGGGCATCATATCATCCATACCTTCTTCGCCGTCGTCGTCGCCGAGATCCATATCTAATTCGCCTTCGCCTTCGTCACCACCTTCACCAATTCCGTTGGTTTCATCAGCTCGGATTTCGCCCATCATATCTTCAACGGGATTAGAAGAATGAATGTCTTCTTCTGTATATTCTTCGTCCATCAAGGACTCATAAATTTCACGTGATTTTTCAACCACAATTTGATGAAACAACTCACGAGCTTTAGCTTCGTCGTCGTTTATAATGTGTTCAATTAGCTGTTCATATTTGTTCATTAGGAACTCCTTAAAATAATATGGCTTGTAATTTATTTACTAAACTACGCAGATTAAGGGGTTAAATGGGTGTTTTTTGAAGGTTTTTGACAGACTATACCGCAGGAGCCATTGCAGCCGGAGGTTTATACTGCTTTGTAACTTTTTCAAGTTTATTTTCATGTTCAACTTTACGAACATCGCTGGCCATACGTAACATATTTAGATCTTCCAATGTAA